TATACGACGAGCTCATGGAAAAGTATGATGACCAAGAACTAGAGCAGTTGGGCAAACTACTCGACGAGCACATTGACTGGGATAAAGAAGGCGAAAATGGTCGCCCGCAATATACTAAAGAAGAGCTCAAGGCTATTCGTGACGAAATCCGTGAAGCTACTATCCAAGCAGCCAATGCCGCAGGTGCAGGCAATACCCCAGCAGGCGTGGCTCGTCTTATTAAGGATCTTACTGAGCCTAAAATTAATTGGCGTCAATACCTACGTCAGCAAATTCAAAGTTTGATCAAGTCTGATTTCAGTTTTACTCGTCCTAATCGTAAAGGTTGGGGGTTAGGTGCTGTATTGCCCAGCATGAAAAATGAAGAAACCATTGACATTTGTGTTGGCTTGGACATGAGCGGTAGTATTACTGATGCTATGGGCAAAGACATGCTGAGCGAAATCAAGGGTATTATGGACGAGTACAAAGACTTCAAAGTAAAGATTTGGTGCTTTGACACTGATGTTTACAATGAAAAAGACTTTGATAGCTACGAAAATGACATCGAAAGCTACGAGCTCAAAGGTGGTGGTGGCACTGAGTTTGATGCTAACTGGACCTACATGAAAGAACACAATATTACGCCAAAGAAGTTTATTATGTTTACTGATGGATATCCATATGGTTCATGGGGTGACGAACATTACTGCGACACATTGTTTATTATCCATGGTAATCAAAACATTGTTCCTCCCTTTGGGCAATATGCTTATTACGAAGAAGCTAAGTAATGGCCCTAAAGAATGGCAAACCTAATCCATTAAATTTATTAGGTTTACGGCGAGTGGACTTTCCTGCTCGCCATTTTCATTATACTATGTTAGGATGTAGATCACCTGACAAAATTCAATCCATTAATGATTGGATTTATCATAATTTAAATGGCAGATATTATTTGGCTATGAAGTTAGCATTAGACAATACTAATAGCATACGTTATGATACAAATCTTGGGTTTGAGGAAGAAAAGGAATTAAGTTTCTTTTTGCTTTCCTATTCAGATTTATAATCTTTAAGATTTTAGAAAAGATATATAATAGTACACTTTTAAGGAGACATTATGAATAAACCACCAATGAAACAACAAGAGCCAGTTCAAGAACAAGAAGTGGATGCTGCTGAAGATCTTAACATTAATGATCTAAACGCACTAAAGCAAATTATTGAAGTAACTAACAGTCGTGGTAGTTATAAAGCTGCCGAAATGGAAGCTGTTGGCAAAGTTTACAATAAACTAAGCAAATTTTTAGGTCAGGCAACTGCCAAGGAAGAATAAAATGGTTAGTCTAAAACACGTTGGACGTTTTGTTGCCAATGGTAGGAAATGTCTAGTAGCTTATAGGACACTTCCTGGTGATGCATATAACTGCCTAGTAATTCCCACAGAAGCATTAGAAGACAGATATCATGATGCATTGATCCAATTAGTAGAGTCTAATTCTGCACAAACAGCAAATGAATTTGCCGAAGTATTGGCTAGATCTACTTTCCCTGATGGCAGCATTATGTTGGCTGCATTGCATACTCAAGGTAAATTGATGAGAGTTGCCACTGATCAAATTGAGATGATTCCTAATTTTCAAACTAAAATTAAATTAGATCAACTCAATGTTGTCATTGCCGAACAAATGGGCGTGGCCGTGGATGATTTATCCATTAAAGAAGACCTCAAAAATCAAAAAAGGGATGACGTTGAAATTATTGAAGTAGCTACTGTTACTGAAACTCCCATGCCAGTAGTCGAAGAAAATTTTGAAGACATGCCAGTAGAACAACGTGCTACTAAATTAAGAGGCCAAGCTGATAAATTGGCCAAGCAGGCTGCTGAATTACGTCGTCAAGCTGAAGCATTGGTGCCAACTAAAAAAAGAAAATGACCATCAAAAAACTTTCAAAGGATGTCATTGAAAGTTGGCCCGAGATTTTCGAAGATGTTGAGCTTAATGTAGTACCATTGAAATATCTATGCTCTGTACAGGTCAAATTTAAAGATAAAAGAATTTGGAACATAGACATAGGTAAAAATCTACGGGATGACAATTGGCAAATTGTCCAAGAAAATATTCAAGAATTGATTATGAACTATAAAGAACATATATCAAATATAGATTTTAAATTAGATACTGACAAGATTAAAAAAGACATCAGTCGAGAAACAACTAAATTCCTTAAAAAAAGAAAACTATGAATGTTAAGCTAATTTCGTATAGTCAACCCACAGAAGAAATGAAAAATTTGGGCATTGACAGTGCTCAGGAATTGGTAGCATACTGCGCTAGAGTTAGTAATCCTAGCAATCAACTTAACACAGAAACCAGTGAAAAACTAATCAAATATTTGATTAAGCATCAACACTGGAGTCCTCTAGAAATGGCCTCTGCCTGTATGGAGATTACCACTACTAGAGATATTGCTCGGCAAATATTACGTCATCGTAGCTTCAGTTTTCAAGAGTTTAGTCAACGCTACGCTGATCCAACTAAAGACCTTAATTTTGTCACTAGAGAGGCTAGACTACAAGATGATAAAAATAGGCAAAATAGTGTAGAAGTTGAAGATCACTTACTGCAAAATGACTGGTACCGTGCTCAACAACGAGTTATCTATGCGGCGAAACGTGAATATGAATGGGCTATTGCTAATGGCATTGCCAAAGAACAAGCTCGTGCAGTACTGCCAGAAGGACTTATTGAAAGTCGTTTATATATGAACGGCACACTTCGTAGTTGGATCCATTTTATTGAATTACGCAGTGCAAATGGCACACAAAAAGAACATCAAGAAGTAGCTGTAGCTTGTGCCGAAGCTATTAGTAAAATTTTTCCACTAACTTCTAGTCTTATATCCAATTAACATAAATCTAGAAAATTCTTTGTCAGGATATATAAATTTCTTTTCTGATCTATAAAGATTGGTCAAAGGATAACGCTCTGCCAACTGATCTAAACTAAAACAATAATCATGATCATCATCATCGTCATGAATTTGATCAGTACTTTGAATAACCACTAATTGATTAGTAATTTTATCGAACCATTGTTTTTCAATAATATGCTCTGCTGATGTATTAATAATCACATCAAACTCTGAAAAATCTACTTGATTGGCATCTTGAGTATGAGCTTTGAATTGCCAATGATTACATACCCAAGCATTATTGATTCGATCTGCTATGGACTCAACTTTTGAATCTATATCAAAAGATCTAATATGTTTAATATCTACTGCACGTCTACTTAGTAATAAAAAGGCTAAAACTCCATACCACCCACCTAGTATAGCTATGCGACTATTACTAGGAATTATGGGTTCTAATCTTTCACACAGCCAAATTTTACTTTCAATTTGCCCATGACTAAATGCTGTAAAATCAATCATTATTGAACCTTTGTTTTAACCATTCAAAATCATTAATTAGCTTTAATTTGCCTATATTTTCAAAATTTACCAAAGCATAGGCTTTACCAGCTAGTGCCCCTTTTATGGCACAACTACCATAAGGTCTACCGTCACCTGCTGTACACCAAATGCTTAATCTTTTAAGACTTTCGTCATTGTCTTTTTTATTAATCACATTAATAGTTAATTTAACTGCTTCCCTAAAAGCACTACGCCATGTGCTAAATTCATCTACATTAAAATTTGTAATATTAGACACTTGATCTATTACTTTAATTTTATTGTTAATGCTCAAAGTCATATCCAAACTAGATGTATCAACTTCTATGGTAAACTTTCTAGGTAATAATTTAACAGCTCCATATCCGTAAGTAAGATCATTAATGGGATTATGACTATGAAAAATATGTACACAATCTAAGTCATATTCAGGAACAACATAATCAAATTTGAATTCATCTAATACTGTAGCATCACCATCAACAACCCAAAACATTTTGGTAAATGCACTTTTTGCTGCTGCTATATGTGCATTATGAATACCTTTAATATTATTAATTCTTTTTGCTAATACAAATCTAGAACGCAATATTTCCCAATTTTCATCAGCATTTGGTTCATTATTTGAAATAAAAATTATGTCGTACATTGATAAAAACTCTTAAATCTACCCCAATACTTACCTGAACTAATTTCATCGTTGCTCCAATGTATATGAGCAATCTTATCTAACCACTGACTTCTATCATTCATCACAGGCGATTCTATTAAATTAATATCATCAAACCCTACATCACAAGCCCAACTATTTAAAGGATCATCTAAATACACTGGAATGCCTTGAATTACACTAACACAATTTGGTGTAGAATTAAATCCCACTGAACACCAAGCATTTGTCAAATCAGTTCGAATATTATCATTATTGGATATGGCTACACCTTTTCTTCCATAAAGACTGTGTAGCTTTTTTTTATTCTCAGTATTAAAGCTTTTATCACCTGGATGCAATCTAACAATGATTTTTCTATCAGTAATTTTTTTTAACCTTTTTATAACATTTGTAATCCAATCTAAGCCATTTTGATTAGGCATATTCCAAGACAAAGTACGTTGACCCAAAACTAAAATATGATCTCCATTTTGTCGCCAAGGTTCTATTGATATTTTATGGTGAGTTAAAATATCATTTAGTTTTGAAGCATATTGTTCATTGCCTAAAAAGTATTCCCCGTCTGTTGGGTAAACACTATTCACACTATATCTATGATAAAAATGACTGGCTCTGCCATATGAAAAAATATTACTATCTACAAAAATAATTTTAGATCTTTGCAATTTCAAAATATCAATAATACGCTTTCTATAATTATTTTCCAAAGTGTAGCCTAAAATAAAACCTGCATCTAATTTTGGAATATTATCACTGGGACTTCTAAATTCTATAACCTCATCTCCGCATATATTTACACCATCACGAAAACAATCCATCAAATTTTCTTTATGTGGAGCTTTATGGATATTAGTTATAGAAGAATAAAAAATTCCAACTTTCATTGATTTTCCAATGTTTCCAATAGGGCTTCTTTATTTTTAATCATTTCAGATATCATATCCTCAGTTGAGCCCGTCCAAAGACTTCTAATTTTTTTAGGGATTTTACTGCCATAATGTACTGTGCCTAAAGTATAGGTATGTAATCCACCACCATGATCTTTATTTTTAATTTTATAGCTGGGATACTTTTCAAAAAGACTTTCTACAGCGTCCCCGTCATAGGCCCTATCAAGAGTGAGAATTTTTTTTGATTCCCAAATATTTTCATAATCGTATAGCAATTGATCTAGCCTACGATCACTCATATTAACTACGATATGACCTGCATCTAATTTTTTTAATTGTGATTCGCCAGTTGCCCAAATACATTTGCTTTCAACTAATCCTTTTAAAATAGAATCAAATTCTTCTTGATTAAATTTTACAATTTCTACATCTGTATCTAGCAACACTACAAAATTATAATCTCTTAAATTACGCAATGCCCATACTTGACTTTGCATTTTACGCCAAAAATTTACAGGTTTAGTTCTATTACAAAATTCTGTAAATAAATTTCCTTGATTATAGATATCATTCCATTGAACTATCTTAATAGTTGGAATTTTAATTACATGTTCATCACAGATAACATATTTGTCACCTGGCAATTTACGCCAACTTGGAAGACAATATTTTGCTATGAGTTCATAATATTTTGCATCAGCTAATCCACTCCATGCTATATTCATAGTATATCCCTCTGCTGACAATACTCAGTCAGTATACGTTCCTTATGCCATTCATTGGCCATGGGAGTATTAGCAAACTCATGAAAGGAAGGAGCACCTAGGGTGTAGTGCAACAACTTAGCATTAGGATTAGCACCATATTCATCTGGTAGCCAATTCCATTCTTTGGGCAATTCACCTATTCGACTGTCATCTAGCCATGTAAATCTATGTAATTCTTTGCCTGTTGCTTGCATAATATACTCTGGAGTTAGTATTCTATTTGGAAAACTATTACAATTCCAAAGTATAACACTGGACCAATTTTTTCGAGGATAATCCTCATTTTTGGCACCTAAGTATTTAACTGGCATTTTAGTTTTATAATTGTGCTTGACTACTTGTACATCGAACATACTGTTACGTAAATTCCATAATTCTGTAATGTCACTACGCACTACCATATCACCATCAATAAAAATGGCATGCCCTGACCAATGCATAAGATATGGTACTAAAAATCTAGTATAGATAAAATGATTGCTGCCGTCAGTATGAGTCTCACTGTAATCTTTAAAAAGATTCAGTGCTACTGGTATAATACTAACGGGGCTAGTGCTAGTTCTTATTATGCTGTTAGCACATACATGGAATACTGTGGCCTCTCTAGGATCATACCCAATAAAAATTGGGATCAAATCTTTCATCTATAATGTAGCATCCTCTAACCCTGCGGTTCGAAGTTTTATTACATTACTTAGCTGCCATTGTTTGATGTCCAATGCTTTTGTGATACCCAACCATTTATTACGTATTAAGGCGAATTCATTAATGGCTTTTTCAAATTCAACAACGTCTAGTTCGCCTTCTACGTAACGATCACAATCACGACTGCTTAATGCTCTTTGATAGTTTTCCAAATACTTTTTAAAGTGATGGCTTTTAAGTTGACGCATTTCAATATTGAGGAACTCTAAGATAGCCTCGATTTCCTGTAATTGATTGAATCTCTGCTCCACAATACCAGGCATGCTGGCTGCTGCTTTTTCTATATTTCCCGCTATACGGGCATCTTTTCTTGCTTCAATCAATTCATCTTCATAATATGCCATGGCATCAGGCAAAAGACTAAAATCTTGACTAATCTTAGAGTACCACATGATCAATAATCGTCTTCTTCAGAATCTTCGTAGTCTTCCTCAACATCAGTATCATCTTCTAAATAATACTCAATAGCACTATCTAGATCGGCATCTGAGCCCATAGCACCTTGAAGAACTTTGTCTTTGATATTAAAGTCTGCTAACAAATCAACAAATTGTTCAGCAGCAGCTTCGATATCCTCTTTACCAATAAACTCTTTAAAAAAACACCAAATATCACTAATTTGCGTATCAGTCATTTTCTACAGTCTCCTCCGTTATGACTTCTTTAGGTTTAATGTTATGGAAATCTTCCATTAACATATCTAATTTATCACTTTTCCATTCTTTTCTGTAATATAGATGTTCTGCACCCTTACTATCAGTAAACTTGAGTCTATTACCTTGTTGAGTCAATATACCTTTGGCTTCAAACAAATCTACTAAGCCACTATATGGATCCATGCCAGTTTCATAAGGAATCTTAATTTGAAGTGTTTCAAAAGGCTTGGCATAACGAGTCTTCATAATCTTGCAACTTGCACGAATACCCTTTACTTCACTGATCTTGTTGCCATTCTCATCCTCTTTGAGTTTGAGCTTTTTCATAGCAACTACAATACTACTCGCATAAACAAAGCCTTGACCACCACTGATCTTGTCATCTGGGTCAAACATGTCTTGACTAGCATAGGTATGATTAGTACAAACCATGCCCACATTATAATTACCAAACATATTGACACAATTACGAACCAATGCTGTCAATGCTTTAGGTTTACGCCCCATGTCACCTTTTAAATCGCCTGCTTCGAATTGATTAACATCAGTAGGAGTTAACAGCATACCTAAACTATCAAGTACAAACAGAACTTTAGGACGTTCTGCCATTTCTTTGTACTCTTTCATAAACTCACTGATAGTTTTGGCCACATCATCAATCATAGCCATGTTCAATTTGAGCAGTTTATCTTCACCAGTGTCTACGCCAAGTGCTTTAAGCCACGCTTCATCCAAGGCATTTTCAGTATCAATCAATACTACATAGATACCTTGCTCTTGTGCATGTTTAATCAAATTGCCACTGCAAATATAACTTTTACCTGCACCACTTTCACCAGCAAACACAGTAACTTTACCTAAAGGAATACCTTTATGGAAATCACTACTAATCAAATAGTTTAGTGCATAGTTACCAGTGCTTACCCAATCTGTAGGATCATTAAATCCCACACCCAATCCATCAATACTCTTAGTTAGAGTTTTACGAAATTTACTTAAATCAAATGCTTTTGTTGCCATATTACATTCCTGGTTTAGGTGAAACAACGATGTCTTCACGCCCAATTGCCTTAAGCCAAGTGTTCAATCTATTAATTAAAACACTATCATCTTTGGGATTATCAAACCTAATATCAATATCAGCCACTGTATCGCCGGATTGATCCTCACGACTATTAAAACTCAAGGTAAAACTTTCATTAATTTTCTGTGCTTTTGCCATTATTTTTCTCCATAGAAAGCTTGGGCATATGACTAGTGTCATAGAGGCCCAAGTGGTAAATTACGCTTTTTGACGATTACGAATCATTGCAATAATGTCGGTTGCACGACTATCACTGCCTTTAGATTCTTCTTTTTCTTCAACAGACTTAACTGTTTTAAGAGCAGGTTTAGCTGCCTTAGCCACAGGCTTTGGCGGCTCATCGTCCATGTCATCGTCCAAATCTGGTGTAACTGCAACTGCTTTTTTAACAGCCACAGGATCACCAGTGCTTTGAGCAGCGCCACTAGGTTTGAAATATTGACCCCAACGTTCCATGTCATATTCTTCACCATCTACGCTGGCTTGGAACATTTCCTTGATAACTTTGACTTCCACATCAGTGGGTTTCTTAGGTAGGAAATCTTTAAGTTTGAACAGGCCAAATTCATCAATTGCCGCTTGCTCATCTGCACTGAGAGGACGTTCACGACGGCTCCATTTGCTGGTGCCGTAATCTGCATAACCACCTTTACTGGATTTGATCAGACGAAAATCAACGCCATGAACATAATCAGTAGGAAGGTCTTCCATTTCTGGATCCATCAATGCACCCTTGATCAAGGTAAAGATCTGAGGACCAATAATAAATCTACGAATGGGATTTTCTGATTTTTGATCTTCTTTGAGACCATCTTCAGTGACAAAGCCTTGGAACAAATAGCTACGCTTTTTCCAGTATTTACGACCCATTGATTCGAGACTGGGGTCTTTAAACCACGCTCGAACTTCACTGAGTACAGGACAGACTTCACCATACATTTCCATGCAAGGAACTTGTACGTTAACTTTTTTATTATCTGTCTCGCCTTTCATGCCTGCAAATTCCAGCTTGATCATAGCACGTTCTACCCAAAAGAATGTGTTAGAGTCATCGCCGTCTGGGAGGAATCTTACAGCCGATTCACCTCCTTCTTTAAGATTCCAGAAAGGATAAATTGAAAGATCGCCGGTACCTGTTCCGCCGCCTTTTACTTCTTGTTCTTTTAATTTTGCTCGAATTTCTGCTAAAGTTGCCATAGTTTTTCTCCTGTAATTGCCTATGTTTTGCCTATATTATCAGACACGTGTCCGATAAAAAAACGCATATAGCTATTATATGCGTTTTTATTTAGCTTTGCAAGCAAAAAGACAAGAAAAAACAGAAATTATTTTTTCAATCCTGCAATTTTTAAGATTGCTGCAAGTTCAGATTCCATCATGTCAGCACCTGCTCTTCGTCTATAAGCAGTAGGACTCTGCTGACCTGAATTAGATCCAATTCCAGGCATGTTCATACCTTTCATCATGTCACCAAATTTACCTTGAACACCTTTCATCATGCCGCCCACTGGGTCATCACCACTAGCATCAAAGCCCATATCACCGGCCATGCCTTTGAATTTACCCATGGCATCGTCATAACTAGCAGATTGACCATTAATTGAACCACTACTGGTTCTAGTAGATTGCATATTACCAGATGGAATCTTACTTTGTATATTCTTCATCATGTCTTGAGGATTCATACCACCAAGCTGGTCTTGCCCTGATGGCGGACGATATGTTCCTGGAACTAACTGACCTTGACTAAATGTGCCTGACCCTTGTCCATTAGGCAATTGAGCAACTTTAGCTTTCATCGCTTGAATTCTATAACGTGCTAGCGTTTGTTGTGGCGATTCTCCTGGTAAGGGAACCATTTTGGGCCATGCATCATTCATTTCTCCTTCTGCCATTGATACGTTATCAGAAAGACCAGCCATTCTTCTCATGTCCGATAACTCTCTTGAATGACTATGACGCTGCTTATATTTTTCCATGATGTTATTACAGGCTCTTTCCACCATGTGGTCAAATCTGTCAGCCTTATGAGTACCCGGGGGAACATGATATTTTTCTTTGAGTTCCTTACACATTTTGGTAACGAACCCTTCTTCACCTATGGTGAAGGTGCCCTCAGTTTGATTAAAGAATCCACTAATACGACTACGAATTTCATCAACTAATTTGTTTACTTTGCCACTTTCAGCAAGTGGAGCAGGGTTTGGAATCATTGGGCCCGGGGCTGCTCCAGGTGGTGCAGCTGGTGGTGCCATTCCTGCATCAGGTGGCGGAGCAGGAGGTGCTGCTGCTTCAGGTGGCGGAGCAGGAGGTGCTGCTGCTTCAGGTGGCGGGGCTGCTGGTACTGCTGCTTCAGGAGGAGGAGGTGGTGGCGATCCTGATCCTGCGCCAGCAGATACAGTCATTGAAAACCCCAATTTACTGCTTAAATCTGTGCCATTTTCTCTATCATGCGATTTTAAATAGGAAGCTATAATTGGTCTAGCATCCATTTCATCTAAGCCTAAATCTGCTAGTAGATGAAAAGCACGATTTAATTTATTATTATCTATAAGACCTTTTATACTGTCTCTAATATTATCACCATCTGTACCTAATGGAAGCTCATTACTAAATAAATCCTTTAGTTGAGCCATGGCTTGCTGTTGTAATTCATCATTATCGTCAAATAAATCATCATCTTCCTTGACAATTTGATCTAGATAACTTTCAAAAGCACTAAGTTCCTTAATTTTTTTGGTTTTTAACTTTGAATCTTTTTTGCCATCATCAGTCTTTAACATATCCTCTTCTGTGTCAATTTCTTTAACAGGCAATTGTGATTCGTCGACTAATTTATAGATATAAGGAAATGCTGTTTTTAATTCTTCATTAAAACTGCGTACAGTTAATCTATCAATCCAATCATTAAGCACTTCTTCTGGCACTTCTTGTGATTGATTTACTCTAAAATTCTCTTTAAAAATACTATAATTTTTAGACATCTGTAATGAATGCACTTGTTTTTTGATGTCATTAATGCGTTCAATTACTTTTTGTTGAATATTGCCCATGCTTTCACTGACAACAGGGCTGCGATCTACATAATTCTTAAAAAATCTTAATTTACTTAATTCTTCACTGAGGCCAATAACATGACGACCAATATCATCATATGGTGTACCACCATGGCTTACGTGCTGAGCCAATGCTCTTGCACCGTTTAAGTGCTTGACTGGATATAAAAATCTCTCACCCATTGCATTTTCAACATAAATGTGCTCAATGCGTTGAGATCTTCCATTCATGGAGTTTAAATTAACAGGTTGACTATGCCTTACTATAATTTTGGCCTCACCTATTTCTTGATAACTGGTCTTACTAGTACCAAATAGTTTTGATTCATTCATGTCATTTTCCCCTAAGGAATCTCTTTTATCTAAATTAGTTTTTGACGGATTCTGTGCATTAAAATTTAATCCATGTGTTTGAGCAAATTTAGGTAATATATTTCTAATAAATCTATCCCATGATCTATTGTTTACCGTATCACTCCATTGCACATCTAAACCAGGATCTTCGCCTTCCTCTGATAAACTGATAGTAACATTTACTATCTTTTCACCTTCCTCACTGGTAAAATCAAAGCTGAACTTTCTTGCATCAGCGTCTTTTAAATTAACACCGTCAATAGGTTTGTCATCCGCAGTGGTTTTTTCTAGGCTAGGAAACCTTGTTTGTAATTGTCTACCCAAATCTTTGGCTATTTGTTGGAAATTCGCACTCATATCAATATTTATTAGAAACTGCTGGAAATGAATATAGGTAAAGGTGCTTCAAAATCTTCTTCTATGTGTACGCCACTAAGACTTTCAAACACTCTTGGGTCCCAATCAGCTACTAAAGTACTCATTCTAACCATTAATAACAAGGCACTTACCAAGTCATCATGGTCACCACTTTTTGCTTTGAAGGTAAACCCAGCTGCAATAAAGCTTTTTAACTCACTGATCAAGCTTTTACTATTAATTTCCATTTGACCTGTTTCAATTAAATGCTTTAATCTAGCACAGGCTGCTATTTTACTACTATGTGTGGTATTAAATCCTTTACGAAATTTACGAACATGCCCTTTACGTATGGGTTCTGATACCATTAATCCGCTAAATTGCTCTTCACCTAGGTCTTTGATCACAACTAACCCTGCTTCACCTACAGTATTGTTTTCTATACTCCAATAAATGTTATTAGTAGTACCCCCCATTTCATCACTAAGGTATTTTAATATGTCTTTTAAAATTTTAATTTGCCCTTGGATAGGAGTAGTATTATGATGCCACTCTGCTACCTGTTTAAATGTAGGTAATTCAAAAACTTCTATAGCACTATAGTTTCCGCCAGTGCCTAAACTGGGGTCTAAACTGACTAGATATATGTTATCTGGATTTAACCTACTATACCACCTAGTTTGCCCCATTTTAAATATGGGATCCTTGCCAGTTAATTCACTTAATCTAATACTGTTAACCAATGTTTCATCATAGATCAAAAACTCACAGCCATATTCACGTCTAAATCTCTCTTCACCAATTCTACTTTGTTCTTGTGCAGCCCATTCATCATCTCTATCTGGATGTTCATCCCATGTACAAGTAAACGGAAAGAACCCATTCATTCCTAATTCCTGCTCGTTGCCGTATTCATCATACTTATTATTAGCTTCTTTCCATATGGTAGCAAAAGTATCTTCATCACTATTAGGTGTACTAGTAATAATTGCCTTACCACCAGTTGCTAGTGTTGGGGAAATAGATGTCCAAAATTCATCAGCTATATTTGGTGGCACAAATGCAAACTCATCACAATATAGCAAGGAAATACTCATACCACGACCAGTATTACCAGTAGTAGTCGTGGATACAATTCGTGATCCATTGTCAAATTCCACACTGCCTTTGTTATAATTAATCACACCAGAACGAATAAAATCAGGACAAAGCTCATATGCATAACGAATACGCTGCATGATCTCTGATGATCCTGTTTGTTTATGGGCCGCAATCAACACTGTTTGATCTGGATGGAACATTGTGTACCAAAGTAAGTAACCACTAGCACAGGTGGTCTTGCCCATTTGTCTAGGCAACATGTTTACAGTAAATCTATGATTATGATATGCGTGTAGCAGTCTTATTTGGTAATCAAAAGGCTCAAATAATAATTTACCCTTTACTGGGTGTTGAATATAAAAGAAATTAGTGCAAAAATGCAAGTATCCAATGTCAGGATCACTGCATTTTAAGAGATCTTCTACCTGCTGTTCGGTATACTTTTCTTTCTTATAGGCTTTCTTAGTAAGTACACCATCCAGTGATTTTGCCATTATCTTCCTTTAACTTCGGTATATAAATTACTTAACTTATATTTTAAAGTCTCAAACTGCATATTCATCGGATTGTCACCACCACGATAATTATGCTTAAATGACTGTTTAGGTTTATTTAAATCATCACCGTCTGGTATTGCGGCTGACATACCAGCATATTCTTCGTCAGGACTATTAGAATATTCATCCAACTCTAACTCTAACTCACCAGCATCATCTTCATCATGATCTATTTCATGACCTCTATCATGCATGTCATGTCCCATATCGTGCATATCATGATCCATGTCATCCTCAGGCTCTGAAACTGCAACTACCGCACCAGCTGGCGCACTCATTGCATCATCTGGAGCATCGTCCCCATGTCCTTTTAATACATTTAACAAGTCACGAATGCCTTCTGGTCCTGTAGCATTCATACTAACATTCATTGTAATAGGAGGATGTCCTGCACCACTCATCATGCCCATCCCACCGATTGAAGGCATAATACCACACTCTTGAACAGTTTGATTGGATTCTTTTAAAATCTGTTTGTTTTGATCTAAATCTGTTATGGTTTGTAATAATTTTTTGAAATCCATTATTCTGTCCTGTTGATTGAACTTAACACACTCTTTAAGAATTGTGATTGTTCCATATTATGTGCTTTTTCTGTAGGTGTACTTTTAGCCAATAGTTGGTCATTGACCCCTTTATACTGCTCACCTCTGTGACGATCTTTACCCAAGCTTTTTATAAAACTTAGTTTAGCTTTTTCGCCTGCCATTGCTTGAAAATTAGATTTTTCATAAGGCTTGTTTAGTACAGCTTCACCTTTAGTGCCTACTCTACTGTAACTTTCAATATTAAGTTCTATTTCATCTTGCTCTTTTAGAGTTCTAACTCTTAAATGAACAGGATTAATTTTTAATTTTTCTGACAAATAAATTGCTAGCTCATGACTGGTCACTGGATACCCACAAGTAACATCATAAAGATTAACCTGTACATTTCTAAGTTCAGGAAAATCCATTGGGGTTTCAGCAATGGGTGTACGCATGGTTTTAGTTACGGTAGTACATTCAAACTTTGAAAGAACTGTTTTCATGTTCTCTTCAATTTTGTCATCAACATCACCAGCAATTTTAACCTTAAATTCATAGGTTTTAATGCTTTCTATTAGGTATTCCTTAAATATGCTCATAGTCTTTCCAATATGCTATATTTATTTAATATTTTTAAGTTTTTCTAACAAGCTATTCCTATCAGCTACAATATAACCATTACCTGGAATATCTAACCCTTTGGTATTATCTGTATTAGCTTCCTGATCAATTTTTTGCTTCTTTAACTGTAACTCAATCATTTTAAGCTTTTTATCAATTTTAGCAGCTTTGGCATCAATAGCATTCTTAAGCATAGTACCAGCTACTTCAAAAATACGTCCGCTGTAACGTGCTTCTACATTCATACCTAAATCCATAAGATCATCATAGGCATTAGTGGCACGATCTGCTAGAGCATCAAACTCTTTATCACTTATATCACCTAGACCCTTGACCTGAGGTAATGCTGCGGAGATTTTATCAAACTCCTCCATATCTCTTAAAAAAGCTTCAGGTTTTTCTGCCTTCTTGGCTTCTTCTTTTACCAATTTTTTGTTTTCAGGTAAATTTAATACTTCTTCTAGTTTTTTAGTCATACCTTATTTATCTTGCTCCGCCTTGGTGAAAAATATCTGTCTCATTTAACACACGAAACTTTAACCCATGACCTTTACACCATGCTGTGGCTGCGGCCCATTTATATTGATTAACAACAAATTGTGCTTGTCTAGCTGTATTACGTCCAACCCTTTCTAAAAGCTGTTGATTTTGTGGCTTTATTTCAATTACTTCTGAAAGAAGATTATTATTTTTATCTAGATATTGTATGAAAAAATCTGGAACGTATACTGTGACACGTCTAGTTAAAGGATTTTGATAAGGTATTCTTATACTTTCACTAGCCCATTTTTGTATACTGGGGTGACTATCACAAAAATTCATAAAGGCAAATTCCCAACTGCTACGATAAGTAGGACTTTTTACACCTATATATTTTTCTGGATTTTTAGGAGTAAATTTACCTTTAGCAAACTTGCTCATACCAATATGTTACGATTTTCAAAAGTATTACTGTTGTTACTGACTTTATATCCTAGTACACTAGTTTGAACTCTATAATAATTTAATACTTCTGTAACTACTTGGCTTAATTGAGCATCATTTAAAGTTTTAAGATTATCCAACACTTCGAATATATTAATCCCATCCAATTTAGCTTGATTTAATAAAACAATCCCTGTGCTACGAGCAGCCTGTTCACCAAACCCTCTTTTAATAAAAAATCCCAATACAGCATCAATTTGATTACTGGGGAAAGTAACTTGACCTAAAAAAAACTTATCAAAAAATGTTCTAACCTCTTGATTATTTTGTGAAGTATCTAATGGTAAATTGCTCATCGAACACCTTTATTAAGGAAAATCTACAGGTGAGGCAGTAGTTGAATTATTTGGTTTTTTAGTTGAAAAGAATGTGTCTTTTATTCCACCAATAGCTGCACCTGCTCCAGCAATAGCTACTCCAGCTAATAATTTACTACCTTCAGCAGCAACACCTGCTTTGGTTAAATTTTTAGTATTTTGATATGTATTAACTGCTGCAATACCAGCAGTTAAGTAATTGCCTTGATTAATATTATCAGCAACACTAGAAATCCCAGCTAATACTCCGCCAGTTCCAAATAAAGTGCTTGTGCCACCACCTGCTGGGCTCAATGGACTTGGTAATTTATCATAATGATCTTTGGCAAACCCTATGACATTGTCCCCTTGAATAGCACCTATATTATAAGAAACAGATTCGTATACAATTGTCATAGTACATTCAGAACTTCCGCCACCTTGATCTGCGCTATTTGGGCTATCATGATTAAAAGATGTAATTAACGGATTAATTAATGTATAACTATTATATTCTCTTTTATTAAGTTGATATAATACTATTTTATTAAAAAAAGGAATTGATGAATTATTATCAAAACCATAACTAACCTTTATGTCATTTGGGCCAGAAGTAGCATTTCTTTTATAAAACTCACTTTTAGCCACTGATGGATCTGCATAATAATAAGAATAGTAATTTTGCCAAAGCCTATTAACTATGTGAGCTCTATCATCATGAAATCTAAAAACTATAGGTTGAAATTCATGTGTTAACTGAACTACTTTTTTACGATTATATTGATTTACTGTTTGGGTTTTAAAAGAAAATTTAGGGAGATCAACACTTTTCACTAATAACCCAATCTCAAATTGATGACGATCTCTTAAACTTTGGTCTCGTAACGCTCCTCGATTTATATCAAAATAAACATGATATAAAAACTTTGCCTTAGGGGCCAACCTAAAATCATCATCAACAAAAGTCCTAGCAGCATGCTGCCAATCGCCTAATTGACCTTTAGGTTTAAAAAAGCCTTTAGCTGTATCTTTTAGATTAAATCCAGCACCAAGAGTGTTTAATAATGAATTGAATTTACTAGCCATATAGTTTATTTATAGTATTTGATAAAGTGCTATTATAACTAGCCAATAAAAAAGGGTCCGAAGACCCTTTTTAAAATAAAAAACTATTAACCACCACCTGTGGCCATTGTTCTTAAAGTTCTTCCAACATTTGCACCAATTCCAGAACCTTGTGGAGTCTGGATGCAGTTGTCTGGCTGAATTGTTATATCAATTGTTTGAGGAGCCGCTTCAGCATAACTTAAACTTTGATAGTTTGCTTGTGTAATATAACAACCATAACACCCCCAAGTTTCTAAAACATTAGCATTCCATATACCATTACCGCCATCTAAAATCTCAATTTTCATTGTAAATTTATAGTCTGTGCCACTGGCTGCTGATGCTTGCTCAAAGAAGTCGAATTGCTTCTGCATCTGTTCACCAATCATTTTACTTACTACCCCTGTAGCATCGTCACGTAAAACAAGCTGAATAGTTTGCCAAGTTGGTTTGCCAGCATAGTTAATTTTGCTGTTGTAAGTTTCAATAACTGTATTTGCAAACTGTACGTTAGGCTTGGCTGCTGTTTGTACTTGCTTGGTTAATTCAGTAGTCGGTGAACTAATTCCAAAATTTTCAAATAAAATTCTAAAACGATATTTGAGTTTTGGCATTAATGTGCCTTGACTACTAGCACTACTATCTGTAGCTAGTGGTACTGTAAATCTATTTAATGTTGCAATTGACATAATTTATAAGCTCCGTTATAGTTATTTATTATTTTAGACCACCAGTACTCTTTATGCGTAGCGGTATGTAGATAAATTCAACAGCCTTAACTGGTACTATGGCCACATCAACATACAACTCATTCTTATCAATTCTACTTGGTGTATTATTAGTATCATCACAAACTACAACATAATCATATAATGCTCTTTGACCAACTAACTCAAGTAAGAAACTTTCAACACTGTTCTTAATCTCATCTCTTGTAAGTTTGTCATTTGGCTCAAAAACATATGGTTTAGCAATGATGTCCAACTGCCTACGCATATAAACAATCAATCTTGCTACATTGATACGATCTAATGCACTAGCGTTTTTAGCACGAGTCTTCTGACCGTAATTAACTAACCCTACACCTGTGAAGAATGTAATTGGATTAATCTTTACATCATACAATGTATCTCTTTGACCATTGTTTAATGCAATAACTTTAAACTCGCCTTCACTATCAACATAACCTACACTTGTGGCATTTGTGATGCCACCACGTCTTGTTCCAGCTGGAGCAAACCACGGATAGCTGACATTATCACTTAGAGCAATAGTTCTTAACATCATATGACTTGGCGGCACTACAATGTTATTTCCTAAATTGTCACTAGTAAATCCCCATGGATAAAATAAAGACATATATTCATCATAACTTGGGGCGCCAAGATCGTTGTCCTCTACTGCTAAACGTAAATTATTTCCCCATGCCATTAAACTTGTAGCATCTGGTAATAATCTTGATGGAGTATCACCTACAATAAATGCAGTTAATGCACGATCATAATTCAATGTGATCATCTCACCAATCAATTCTGGATAGCCTGGGCAAGCAATTAAGTTAAACACTCTTGCTTCTTCACGAATATCTGTTGAACTATTAATTGTTGCCTGTAACGCTTGAACTACAACCTTACGCTGTGCTTTACGTCCAAATGATCCACAACCATTATCTTGATTTGCGCTTACTGTAATCCAACGATGTGGATAATATTCAGCCATTGATTCGTCTTCATATCTCATATTATCATCATCAATGTTAACATAATTATGTACAAATTTCTTAACATTAAATCCGCTTCTACGTAGATTCCATAACAACATACCTTTTGGATATAGTGCAGGATCTGGAGCATCAAAATCAACGTAATCACTCACTAGCAAATCAACAATGTCACCTGGCATATCACTGTTCATACCAGTAGTATTATAACGAGCATCATGGAATAAAACACCATCTTGTGTACTTTGATCTGTGACATCTTGCTCAACCCATTTCTTAGAAATAGGCCCTGACTTTGCTTCATCAAATTTATAAATTCTAGGGAAGTTTTCTAAATCACTAGTGTCAATCCATAAGTCGCCATTACGTAAAGCTGTTCCATCACTTTGTAATAATGGAGCAGTTGCACTAACTAATGGACCCATTGGATCTGTCTTTTTGTCATCAGAGGAATTATAATATGGACTGGATGGATGTAGATATCCAACCCACCCATCATTACCACTATGAATTAAAATATCTACTTCATCAATGATACTGCTATACCATAATGTACCATCTGTAGTCAATGTTGAAGGACTATCCTTACTAGCAGTAAATCTTAATGGCTCCCATAAACTTACTATATAAGTAGTATTATCAAGAGCTTCATAAGATGCACGAACATTGTCATTATCTAGGAATCCTAATGAACTTAAAAAACCACTATATTCTTGACCAATTCTAAAATCACCGCCATATTTGTGACTAATAACAATTCTTTTTTGTGCATCAACTGTAGCTTCAATATTATTGAGTCCTGAAGAATTAATAGCACCAGCAATTGTATCTGCATCACCTGCATTACCACTTAATTCAAATTCAACATGAACTGTATCAGATAATCCAGCTTGACCAACTAACCCTTCTTTAAAGAAAATGCCTTGGCCAGTTCCAAATTCTGCCCATCCATCAACAATTTTCTTACTAATAATGCTGTTTGGGCCTTGCATTGATTTTCTAAATAATCTAAAATCAGCAACAATTGGTCCAAAATCACTATCAGTTTCAGTGGTGTTTGTTTGACAATATACTGTGCCAGCAGCAATATTTGCACCACCGCCACTTCTATCTAATCCAAAAATTGCAGCATGGCCGCTAGCATATAAAGGAGCTGTAACTTTATCAAAAGCTTCTGTTACTGCATTATATTTCTTTAGTGCTAATTTTGCACCGCCTTTAGGCTCAGTAGTTCTAATCCAAACACTACCTGTTCTTGCTCCTTCATTAGCACCGGGTGTTTCACCACTTACAAACACTGGAGCAAATTCTGGTGCATTGGTTAATGGTTGAATTGCCAAAGTCACTGGGGAATATTCCGCTGAAACAATACCTAAAGGTGCCAACGCACTACCACTAATTGTAAAAGATGAACGGTTTAGTGCATAAAATTCTATGGTAGCATTTCTAACTGATGCAAAGATTCCATTATCACTAAAATTAGAATTAATTTTTGCAACTACTTCATTTAGAGTCATTGTACCTGGTTGATCTGCTTCTGAAAAAGTGATATTTGGCTGTCCGTTTACACTTAATGTTTTACCATTAAGTACAGTAGCCGCTATTGCATTTGAAACCACTACTGGCCAGCTAACTGACCAATCTTCACTGCCTACAACTACCCATTGACCTGGATCAATATTATAATTATTTCCTGGACTCTTAAAATAAAGCACATCAGGTTCACTGTAATCAGTGTTTAAATTGCTCAAACTTACAATAGCATAATCACCAATTACACCAACTGAAGTTTTTGGTGTATAATCACCATCTGCATAATCGACAACTTTGGCAGTGTCTGTAATGACAATAGGAGTTTTTGCTGTAAACTTTTGGCCAAGTTTATTAGATCTAGGAGCATTATTCCATTCAAAAATACCCCAGCTTGAATTGGCAGTATCTAACCAATATGTACCACTTTCTGGTTCAGCACTTGGGGCTTCAGCTTGAGCATTTAATGCTTTAAGATCAATATCTGCTCTTACTACATAGGCTCTGTTACTAACACCCAATAAGCTATATGCTGCTTGTAAACCATATTCATTTTGTTCACCTGCATGAATTGGGTTACTATTAGCATCAGTCTTAAAAATTGGGGTTCCAAATGTTTCTGCTAGATCACGTTGACTTGTAATTAAGTACGCTTTACCTGCATTAGCTTTTAATGTGCCTGTAGCAATACCAGTATTAGCAGCATTTTGCTTGTTTTCTTCGGAAGCTACAAGGATAAATGGTACTGTGCTTGGTGCTGATGGGGCATAAAAACTTTCGTCAATAACTGTTACGGCGACGCCTGGTGAATTTAATTGGGCCATTGTTCGATTTCTCCTAAATCTTACTCATTGTATTTATAGTAAATGGAGAAAATCGGTGAGTTTGAGTTTAAAAGCAACTAATAAATATCACTATTTTAAACTAAAATCTCAACTCGACGATACAAATTTTCAACACTATCATTATTATCTATGACAAGATCAAAATCAGTACCAACCCAACTCCACTCACTGGCATGAATTGCCAAGTCTTCTAACTGTTTTCTTTGCTCTAAATCACCGTTATTAGCTGCCAATGCCATTGAATACCAACTAGGTAATATACCTCTTTGTACCCAAATCACAGTTCCGCCTGCATTTTTAATGGCAGATATTTCATTTGGAAACCTGCAATCACTAACTACTACATTATCCTTAGCATTTTTTAATTTATTTTCTAAACTGGCAATCCAAATATCATCATTAAACCCTTTACGACAAACTTCAGTACCCCAATATTGTAACACCCATCTTGGCGTAAGATTAGGCATATTTAATCGACTAGACCACCAAGGATCTACTTGCTCACGCCATTCTCTACTTTGTTTTGTTCTGCCTTCTAGCATATCTCTATCCCAGCCAAATACTGCTGAAACAGCATCTTTTAATGAACTAGCAAAACTTTCACGCCTAAATTCGTGAAAATTTACTAGATAATCTGCTATAGTATCCTTGCCACTACCAATAAAGCCACAAATACCAATTATCACAAGCAACTCCTTTTTTGCAATAATATAGAATTTTACAAATTAAGTCAAATCTTAATCAACCAATAACAAAATAATAGCCTTCTCTCGCGCCGCCGACAAACATGTCAAGGTCTTTTTCTAACTTCTCAACTTCCTCTTTACCAGCTGATTTTAAGTCAGTGCCATTCAATCCACCAGCACCACCAGGGCCTGCTATTTGACTAAACTTACTACGTGCCTCACCTAAAATTACCTTGCATGTGGCCAATGTATAGTCTTTAAACCATTGAGCGGCATAGGTGTCTTTGAGCAAGTGATCATCAGGTCTGTAATTATAACCCCTAATCAAAATTTGCTCGCCCTCACCATATGGACGCTGTAATATTCTCAATGTATGGGTAGTTGGAATCCACTGAAATTCAATAAAAGCACCAAACATTCTACCCACTAACTTTTGATATCCTGCAAACATTTCATATGTGGCTATACCGCCTAACATGGTACTGTTTAACAAATATGTATTTGTATATGCCAAATTAAATGGTTCAAAATTTGTGCCGCCGCTACCGCCTGCCGTTCTAGATCCAATAGTTCTACGATAAACACTACGTACTTCAACTATTTCTTTTGGAAGAATGTAGTCGTTAGTATCCAATTTAAATTCTAAAAAATAATAGCCTTCTTCTACGCTGTTACTACTGCGTTGCCTAAACTTGGCAAGAGCTTTATTTAAAGCTGTTTCATAATGAATTGGGTCCAATTCCACATCCACCATGCCATCACCTAACATGGCTTTACAATATCTATAAACATTTTCTCTTTCTTGAACGATAGTGGTATCTGGCGTCATATTAGTTCCCCCTGTATATTTATCAGCTGATAAATATCATATGCCACGCTTATCACTTTACCGCCCAGAACGAGGAAACGATTATAAATTCATAGACCGCCAAATCAGTGAAATGTTTGCTGTTGGTGGTACAGATTTTTACCTACACAAATATTTAGGAGTAAAAAGTTCAGCAGAAAATGCCAGCGCTGCTACTCCTTTTTATACCAATGACGGTGTCAATCCCACTTATGACCCTACTCAAATACAAGATTTACTGTTATTAGAAAATAGAGATAGAAAATATGACCCTAGCATCTATAAAATTAGAGGGCATTACAATGTACAAAATTTAGATTTTAATCTTAGTCAGTTTGGCCTGTTTATTGACAATGACACTGTGTTTGCCACTGTACACATTAATGATTGGATACAGACCATAGGCCGTAAACCAATTAGCGGCGATGTTGTTGAAATGCCTCATCTAAAAGATGAATTTGCTCTAAACAATTATAACATTGCCTTACCAAGATATTTTGTCATTGAAGACGTTAGCAGAGCCAGTGAAGGGTTTAGTATTACTTGGTGGCCACATTTATATAGATTAAAACTTAAGAAAATTACAGACTCACAACAGTTTGCTGACATATTGGATCAACCTATTACAGATGCCAACGGTGATCCCACAACCCAAACTCTACGTGATGTATTAAGCACCAAAGGCAAAGAATTAGAAATTAATGACAGCATCATAACACAAGCTGAAGCCGACACTCCGCTTAGCGGCTATGAAACTAGACAATTTTATACATTAGCTATTGATCCTACTAATGGAAATCCCATATTAGAAACAGCAGATGACAATATGACCCCACCTGATACCAGCAGTATGGGACTTGACACTAGTAGAATACATGGTCGTGCTGTTAGAAGCGGATATGTAGGATACTTACTAGGTGATGGATTCCCACCTAATGGCTATGATTTTGGTCACGGAGTAACTTTTCCAGCTAATCCATATCTCAATGATTACTATCTAAGAACTGATTTTGCACCAAATAGATTGTTTAGATATGATGGCGTTCGTTGGATCAAAGTAGAAGATGCAGTACGTCATAAACTGACTAATACTGATGATCGAACAACTCAAAAAACTGGCTTTATTAACAATACTAACGTAAACATTATTGGTGGCAAAGAGGTTCCAGAAAGACAGGCGTTGAGTAAAGTACTTAAACCTAAGGCAGATTTCTAATGCAATTTTTTTATGATGGTCAGATAAGACGTTATCTTATACAAACAATAAGATTACTCAGCAACTTTGTTGTAAAATATGGTGATGGCACCCTAGCAAGAGTACCTGTTATGTATGGCGACCAAGATCGTCAAGTTGGTAATATTATTAGACAAAACAGTGAAAATAAAGTTAACAGCATGCCAAGAATTGCTGTATACATTAGTAGTCTTGAAATGGAAAAAGACCGTCTAGCGGATGCAACTTTTGTAGGAAAAATGCATATAAGAGAACGTGATATAGAATATAATGAAGAAACAGGCAGAGACGAATATACCAGCACTGAAGGCACTAATTATACCATAGAAAGAATCATGCCCACACCTTACAAACTTACAGTAAAGGCAGATATTTGGACTTCAAGTACCGAGCAAAAATTACAACTTCTAGAACAAATGATGATGTTGTTTAACCCCAGTCTTGAAATTCAAACTACTGATAATTATGTAGACTGGACCAGTTTAAGTGTGATCTATATGGATGGTATAAATTTTAGTAGCCGTTCAATTCCAGTAGGGCAAGATACTCCTATAGATATTGCCACTATGACGTTGAGCATGCCTATTTGGATCAGTCCTCCAAGTAAGGTAAAACGATTAGGTGTCATTGAAAGTGTTGCTATGGGAATGTTCAGTCAGATAGGCAGAGGTAGTGGAGGTTATATTGATGGGTTAGGAGTAGATGATGGTGGTGCAAGCCCTACACAGTTAAACAATGTAGGTGCCACTGCTACTGTCATAGACAACTATAACCTTATTGTTTATGGCGGCCAAGCTAGAATATTTTATCCAGATGCTAGTGGATCACATAAAGATGATTTAATTAATGTTGAAATAAATTCAGAACAAAGAGTTAATTGGAATTTGATATTTGACAAGCATATTGGTCAATGGGACTCTAGAAACAGCAAAATATTCTTACTTCAACCTAACGGAACACAAGTTGTTGGTACTATAGCCATCAATCCATTAGATACAACCATATTAAATATAGAATGGATTACAGATACATATCCAAGCAACACTGATATCGTCAGTGAATATAGGCCCAATAGCCCAGGAACATTTGATGCTATTATTGATCCAAAAACTAAAGGCCCTAATAGTGGGTTACCATCATCCACAGTTGGTACTAGATATTTGATCATTGACAATATTGGCGGTGGCATACGTGAAACTTTAATTGCTGAAAATTCCAGTAATAGAATAGATACTACTATAGATTATAATAAAGTTTTAAGAACAGAAGTATACGTCAATAACATCCCAGTAGATTTTGAAGTATTAAATATTCAAGGAAAATTAGTAATTAGATTAGCTATATCAGCACAGATAGATGATACTATAACCTACGAATTATTTGTCAATCAATATGGGCCTAGTGCTTGGCAAAATCAAGACGGCAGTGACTTTATAGCCAATACTAACGATATTATTGAATGGACTGGTTCAAAATGGCGTGTATTATTTGATAGCACTGCATCAAAAAATGTCATACGATATCTTACCAACATATATACTAACGTCCAATACAAATGGAACGGTGTTAGCTGGGTTAAAAGTTTTGAGGGCGAATACCTTAAAGGATATTGGCGTATATTGCTATGAAAGAAAAAATTGTTTGCAGCGGCGCACTTTTTTATGCTAAAAATACGGGACGTATTTTATTATTACAAAAAGCTAATGGCAAACATCGAGGCACTTGGAGCTTAGTTGGTGGCACCAACGATGCTGGCGAGAACGCTTGGCAAGGATTAATGCGTGAAATAAACGAAGAATTAGGGTTTATTCCAGAAATTTTAAAATCAATTCCATTAGAAACATTTGTCAGTAATGACAGCGTGTTTAACTTTCACACATATCTATGTTTGGTTGAAGATGAATTCATACCAACTATCAGTGATGAACATGCAGGATGGTCTTGGAGCACTATTGATTTAGCCCCAAAACCATTACATCAAGGATTACGTAGTAGCTTTAGTAATCGTGTTATTAGAACTAAGCTACAGACAGTATTTGATGTAATGGATCTAATTTAAAAACCTACATATTTACTTCTAATAAATTCTAAGTCGTAACGCTGTTCGCTTAGGTGATGAGGTTTGCCTTCCCATGGTTCAAAGGTAGGCCAACAAGTGCGCCAATATTCGCCCCATTTATTAGTCAAATAATCAATGTTCAAGTCACGTGCGGCATCAACTTTTTCTTGAAATGCAGGATCTCTACGACGTGTATTCCCACCATAAAAATGATATTGAGTTTTATCACCAGCACCGTGATAATAATTACTTTCTAGTCCTAAGATTTTCTTAACAGGCTTATGCACAAGACGCATAATATAGTCGTCATCCTCACTGTATGCTGGATACATGTTCTCATCAAACAATCCATAGTCTCTAACAACAGTGTCTCGAATTAAAAATAGATCCCAACTACCTACACTAAAATCACCACCATTGGCATGAATCATACCAACCTCTGGATCATTAGTTATTTTGTGATGCATTTCAGCCAATAACCCTGGTCCAAAGCTTACATCATCATTTACTATGACCCAATATGGTGCCATCATATAACTTTTAATGATCAAGTTCCAAGAAAATGACACACCCATATTAGCTGGCATATGGCATACATGAATTTTCTTAATATATCTATGCTTGATTTTGGCTAAATTGTCAAGGTCTTCTGTAATTTCACCTTTGCCGTTGTTATTAACAATGAAAAAATTCTCTACGGGAAAATCCACACTGGCCAGCAACCTAGCTACCCAATATGTATCAAAAACCACTGCTGTGCCTATTACTGGAATCATTATTAACCTCTACCTGATAAAACGTAATCCTCGCCTTTCTTAGCCTTGTCATTAATAACAATCATCTTGTTTAATATATCCTTATCAATATACTCGGCACATACCCACCAATCTTCATAATTGCGCCATTCATCTGGCGCAATGTCATTTACTACTAAAGTATAACCTTTAGACTTTAAAAACTCTCTTGATAATTCTCTTAAATCTTTTCTGTCTGTGTTATAATGATCATGTTCAAAGGTAATAACTTTGAATTTGTATTCGTCAAAAGGAATCTTTTTTAGTATTTCAAAAGTTACTTCAGCCGGATCACAATCTAATTGAAGGTAATCTACGGCTGGTCCTAAATCCATTTCCCTAATAATTTTAGCATAATCAATTTCTAATGCATTCTTAATTAGGAAAGGAGTACGACGTTCTGTGCTAACTTGACGCTCATCTAAATCAATACTGATGCCACGCCAATTAAATTGCTTCTCTAATAATGCTGTATTATTACCATAAAAAGGACGGCCAGCACCAATTTCAATAAATGTGCCATCTCTTTTTCCATTAAGCATACTTAAAACAAACATATCTTGATATGCTTCACTATAATTTGTTTCAATAGTTTCTGAACCTGGAAAATTATGTCTTAATTTGTAGTGTTTAGACGGGTCAAAATTATCAAAAGGAATCTCCACATAGGAACTCATGTACTTTAAATTATTGTAAATGATCTTCTTATATTCCTCAGACAGCTCTTTTGAACTCATCAATTCTTTGAATAAACTACGAGACTCATCACATAATCCACAATGCCAACTGCTTAGAGCTTTTTGAAATCTAATAGCATCTCGACCTGGATACCCCACATTAGTGCGTAACCCAAACTGAATATCTTCAGCAACACTCTCCCCAATGCTGGCTGCTGTATAACTTTCGTTCCAATGACCGTCTTCAGGCTTTCTTTCATAAAATCTACTGAGATGATAGTATGCTTCAGGACGTTTTGGCTGGATAGCCACTGCATGAAGCAACAATCCTTTTACAGTAAAGTTACGAGAACCTTGCCTTTCAAAGCATAATGCTGCTCTGATCAAACATTCATAACGTAAAAGTTCATCATTAGTGCGTTCAGCTGTTCTTAAAAAATAACTGACTGCGCTAGCTGATTGACCTAACAAATCATACTCTAAACCAATGGCAAAATTGCGTTCAGGATCTGTTGGGTCTTTAATATATTCTAATAAATGAGATTGAATTTTATCTGCTTCAAGCATAATGATCTATATCCAGTATATTTAAATGTGCGATGTCCACATTACCTAAAAAATGATAGTTATTAGTTAGGATAATATGTAAAATACGTTCGCCAAAAAAGTCATAAAACCTAACCTGCTGATTTCTGTTGTATATTTCAGGAAGAAAACTAGCATAATTAGCGTGAAATTCAAATAATATTGTGAAAAGGACTTCACAAATACGATTAAAAGTGTTAAAATCTGCTGTAAACATATGAAATGGTATGAGATATTTGTAATTTCTTAAGCCATTAATCATATCAACAGTAATAGGGATTCGTCGATCTCCAGCTAAACCATATAATAATTGCCATCCTAAATTATTATGGCAATGACTAAAATGATCATAGACATTATCCACATGCGGAGCATGTCCTTTTATAGCAGTAACTATGTCTTTAGCCTCAGGAACGTATACTCTATTGGGTTTGAGATTGAATTCTTCATCCCAATAAATTCTATATGTATTAGTTCCTTTATATTCATGTTGGGCATTCTTCCAAACCCAATATATTCCAGTTAAACTGCCAAAATCATTGTTCATATGGCTAATACTTTCACCAATATTATCCATAATAAATCCTCTATTTTGGAGGACAGAATAATCCGCGTGATTATAATTCACAGCGCCACACATGATGTTTCGCTGATCAAACTGAATCTTTTTTGGTTCTCTGCCCACATAACAGAGACAATACATTCCTAAGTCTATCATATAACATAGTTATCTATGCTACTATTATACTGGAATTTTTTATGTTGTCAAGATTAACCTATTCGAAGTATGCTGATTTTACTTGCTGTGGCGCCAGTACCTAATATGGCAATTGCATTATTGGCAAACCAACTAACGGTATCGCCTACAGTTATGGGAAATATATCTGTTACCGTGCCTCTTCTAACTGCTGTTGAATATAACTGCAAATATCTTGTGGGAGTATCTGCTCCGTTCAGCCTTCCCCAAAAATCACTAATTGGCATGCCATCGCCGCCGCCTGCTACACCTAAGTTGTAGTGTACAATAACTTGATAATATCCTGCCACACTAAATGTAAAAATACCCGTATTATCCATTGTGCCAAAACTTGCACCTACTTGTAAAGACGGAGTTGAACTAAATCTTACTACTGCACCACTGCTTGTTGTAGTTTGATCACCATCTTTGGTAAACACTATTGATGGTGAGCTAGATGGATTAACCCATTGAACACCTGTACCTGTAGTTTGTAAATATTGACCAATAATCCCAGCAGTACCATCAACTGTTAATGAACCAGTTAGTGTTAAATCTTCTATAGTTGGGGCTGTCAACGTCTTGTTTAATATAGTTTGACTAGCTGCTAATGTAACTACTTGACTATTATCACTGTACATATCATTAGCATAAATGCTGCCTTGTACCCCAATACCTCCTACTACAGTTAATGCACCAGTAGAATTTGAACTACTAGCCTTCAAAGATGTTATTGCTACAGTTCCATTAGGTGCATCTAAGGTAATTAGAGCGCTGTCCTTTAGATTTTTAATCAAAAAGTTATCGTTTTCTGTTACAATAGTACTAAGAGTATTTTGACTTAGTATATCAACATAATTTCTATCACCACCTGTTGTATAATTAGGTCCAATACGCATTTTAGCATTGGGCCCTTGTACTACTAGATTGTATCCAGTTAAGGTTGTCTCATTGTAGGCCTTGGCACCAGCATAAATTGTACCATCAATATGTAAATTTTTAGCAATACCAACGCCGCCTGACAAGACCAAAGCACCAGTAGCAGCATCATCACTTTCAGTACTGCTAGTAAAAGTTACATCTCCATTGGCTCTTATTGTGGTAAATGATCCTGAATTACGTATTACTTCACCAATTGGTGTATTTTCTAAACCATTGGCATAAACATCGCCACCAAACCCTGCTCCGCCAGCAACAATCAATGCACCTGTACTAGTATCTGAACTGGATTCTGTAGAACTGACACTTATTGATCCTGTGCTAAGATTAATCACTAATGTGTCATCAATCCAAGTACCACTAGGATTTCTAGAAACATAAAAATTATTACTTGAATTACGTCCAATAGCAAACTTTTCGACTCCATTTGCTTGGAAATTTATTGTATTATTGCCTGCTGATGTTTGATTAAGTATGACATTTGGGTCAGTACCCTCTAATTCCAACAAGTTCATGTTGTCAGAAACTACATAAATGTCATTTTGAACTGTCATTGAGTTCCTTACCACGGGATCATCAATGTAAGGACTGGTCAATGTCTTATTGGACAACGTCTGCTCTACATCAATTCCCACCAAAGTTGTACTAGCATCAGGGATTAGAACTGTTCTATCCGCTGTAGGATCAACTACTGACAATGTTGTTTCATAACTATCAGGTGTAGCGCCTTCAAATACTATATTTCCGTCAAGCAAACTTAATCCACTAACATAAGGACTGGTCAATGTCTTATTGGTCAATGTTTGTTGAGTGGTTATTGTGGCAAATATTGTGAGATCTTGTGGCACACCCTCTGGTCCACTTGGACTAAATGTCACATAAACTGGGTCATCATTGGTGAAATTACCATAACTTCTAGCTAGACTTACTGTTATTTCAGTGTAATAATCGTTGACTGTGACTACTTTGTATTGAAAAATTAAAAACCAATTGGGATTATTTTGCTTTTCAACTTTGATATAACCTCTTCTAACATAATTTCCAAACAAATTCAAACTGTCTAAAAATTCTGATATATCATTTTCAGCCAAATCGTAATTACTGATGTAGATAGTGTCGGCATCTTGCATTGATGCATTGTTAAACCTTATAACAGATTTGGTAGAGCCATTATCTATACCTGTAGTAGTAATAAGAGTACTGGCTGTATAACGATATCTAGTAACATCTAAACTGCTAGGCGGAACCCAACTGACATTACCAAATCCATCAGTTCGTAATATGTAGTTAGTTCCGCCACCTAATGGGAAGGCAGCATAACCTGCCTGTGTAGTATCTAACCAAAGTAATTTTAAATTCTGAGGAGGAGTGGCAGCAACGTGAATACTCTTGCTGATGACCTGACTGCCGTTAAGGATTAGTCCATCTTCGTCGGTACTGAGTAAATGCGATGGGCCTGTCTGGTCTAAATTAATTGACATCTATCTATCCTCTATATTACTTATAATCCACCAATCAATGTTACAAAGTCATCCCAAGTAGTCGAACTAGCTACCCAAGTTTTCAAATCACTTAACGAAACAGTACCAATTGTTCCATCAGCACCTTGTGTACCAGTAGCACCTTGTGTACCAACTCCAACTGGACCTTGCGAACCTTCATTACCTTGAGCACCGTAAAATCCTTGTAGTCCTTGGAATCCTGTTGTACCTTGAATGCCTTGGCAACCTTGAATACCCTGTGTGCCATCATTACCTTGGATACCAGTTATACCTTGTGTACCTTGACGACCTTGAACACCTTGGATACCTTGTGTACCCTGCTGACCTTGTATACCCTGCTGACCTTGTATACCCTGCTGACCCTGTGTACCCTGTGTGCCTTGTGTACCCTGTGTACCCTGTGTACCTTGAATACCTTGCTGACCTTGGATACCCTGTTGGCCTTGTGTACCCTGTGTGCCTTGTGTACCCTGTGTACCCTGTGTACCTTGAATACCTTGCTGACCTTGGATACCCTGTTGGCCTTGTGTACCCTGTGTACCCTGTGTACCCTGTGTACCCTGTGTACCCTGTGTACCTTGAATACCTTGCTGACCCTGTGTGCCTTGTGTACCCTGTGTACCCTGTGTACCCTGTGTACCTTGAATACCTTGCTGACCTTGGATACCTTGCTGACCTTGGATGCCCTGTGTACCTTGGATACCTTGACCACCTTGAATACCTTGAATACCTTGTGTACCTTGCGCGGACATCTGGCTCCAATATGTTGGAGAAGTACTTGGCGCTTGGCTTGTGCTATGCGCTAATATGCATACATAAGATCCACTTAGATAGAATACAGCATCATCAACAGCGTAAGTTGTACCGCCAACCCAAGCTCCTTTGTAAGTTAACCCTCTACCTTGGATACCTTGCTGACCCTGTGTACCTTGGATACCTTGCTGACCTTGAATACCTTGCTGACCTTGAATACCTTGCTGACCTTGAATACCTTGTGTACCTTGGATACCTTGCTGACCTTGAATGCCTTGCTGACCTTGAATACCTTGCTGACCTTGAATACCTTGACCACCTTGGATACCTTGTACACCCTGTAGTCCTTGAATACCTTGGACACCTTGAATACCTTGACCACCTTGAATACCCTGTACACCTTGTACGCCTTGTACGCCTTGAATACCCTGTACACCTTGGATACCTTGACCACCTTGAATACCCTGTACACCTTGGATCCCCTGCACACCTTGGATGCCTTGGATACCCTGTTGAGTCATTTGGTTCCAATAAGTGGTATTTGCCAAGCTTGGTCTTTGACCACTAAATGTAGCAGTACTATAAACAGCTATCCAACTTTGACCATTTTCAAATACTACATCATTTTGGAAATAGGAAGTTGCATTGTTATATACACCTCTCCAAGTAATTCCAAAACCTTGAATACCTTGTACACCCTGTACACCTTGTATACCCTGTACACCTTGTATACCCTGTACACCTTGTATACCCTGCACACCTTGGCGTCCTTGTACACCTTGTATACCTTGTACGCCTTGTATGCCTTGTAGACCTTGTGCTCCTAATAGATCCCAATAAACAGTATTTGTCGTAACTGGATTATTGTTTAAGTTAGCATTTGTTAAGCTTAACCATGTACTACCGTTGTATAGAACAATGTCGTTAGCTGCGTATGTAGTAGCTGCACTCCAACTACCCTGCCACTTAAATCCCGAACCTTGAATACCTTGTACACCCTGAATACCTTGTACACCCTGTACACCTTGGATACCCTGTACACCTTGGATACCTTGTACACCTTGGATACCTTGACCGCCTTGAATGCCCTGTACACCTTGTATACCCTGTACACCTTGGATACCTTGTACACCTTGACGTCCTTGTACGCCTTGGATACCTTGTACGCCTTGGATACCTTGTACGCCCTGTAGACCTTGGATACCTTGGCTATCCATTCTACCCCAGTATGTGGTGTTTGCATCACTTGGTCTTTGGTTAGTGAATGTGCCACTAGTGAATGGATATACCGCAATCCAGGTGTTACCATTCTCATATACTATGTCATTTTGTGTATAAGCATATGTGCTAGACCAAGTACCCTGCCATGTAACACCAACACCTTGAATACCCTGTACACCTTGTACACCTTGAATGCCCTGTACGCCCTGTATACCTTGAACACCTTGGCGTCCTTGTACACCTTGAATACCTTGTACACCTTGAATACCTTGTACACCTTGAATACCCTGTACACCTTGGATACCTTGACCGCCTTGAATACCCTGAACACCTTGGATACCTTGTACACCTTGTACACCTTGCAGGCCTTGGATACCTTGCATGGTCTCTCTGTTCCAATAGGTAGTATTTGCGTCACTTGGTCTTTGGTTAGTGAAAGATCCGCTAGTAAATGGCCATACAGCAATCCAGCTATTACCATTTTCATAAACTACATCGTTTTGATAATAAGCTGTTGCTGCGTTCCAAACACCGCGCCATGTAATACCAAGACCCTGAATACCTTGTACACCTTGTACACCTTGAATACCTTGTACACCTTGAATACCTTGTACACCTTGAATACCTTGTACACCTTGAATACCCTGTACACCTTGGATACCTTGACCGCCTTGAATACCCTGAACACCTTGGATACCTTGTACACCCTGTATACCCTGCACACCTTGAATACCCTGTACACCTTGTAGACCTTGAATACCTTGTGCTGTTAAACGTGACCAATATGTAGTGTTTGCGTCACTTGGTCTTTGATTTGTAAATGTACCAAGGGTATATGGCCATACAGCAATCCAACTGTTACCATTTTCATATACAATGTCATTTTGAGTATAGGCATATGTGCTAGACCAAACCCCTTGCCATGTAACGCTAAGTCCTTGGATACCCTGTACACCTTGTACACCTTGGATACCCTGTACACCTTGGATACCCTGTACACCTTGACGTCCTTGTACACCCTGTATACCCTGTACACCTTGGATGCCCTGTACACCTTGTAAGCCTTGAATACCTTGTGCTGTTTGACGTGCCCAGTATGTGGTATTTGCATCACTTGGTCTTTGATTTGTAAATGATCCACTGCTAAATGGATATACTGCTATCCAGCTGTTACCGTTTTCATATACAATATCATTTTGTGTATAAGCGGTTACTGAACTCCAAACACCCTTCCAAGTAACTCCAACACCTTGAATACCTTGTACACCCTGTATACCTTGTACACCCTGCACACCTTGTAGACCTTGACTGGACAATTGGTTCCAATAAGTAGTATTACTTACTGTTGGCGTTTGACCACTGAATGTACCAGTAGTTATTGGGTAAACTGCTATCCAGCTTGTACCAGCATAGAATACAACATCATTCTGTTGATATGTTGTGGCAGCACTATACGCACCTTTCCAATTGATACTGAAGCCTTGAATACCTTGAATACCTTGGCGACCTTGAATACCTTGAATACCTTGAGCACCAGTCAATTCCCAGTTTTGATTAGCTGGAGTATACGGGCCACTACCTGCACTAACACCGTCCCAATCTGTGTATTGATATAGATTTGGTTGTCTAGCACTGTTATACGGTGATGCTGCACTTGGACCAGAAGGGGTTAACGCCACATATGTACTACCAAGATATGTGACCATATCGTTGGTGTTATAAGTGACTGTTGCCGACCACGCACCTTGCCACTTAAATCCAGCACCTTGAATACCTTGTACACCTTGTACACCTTGGATACCTTGTACACCTTGGATACCCTGTACGCCTTGACGTCCTTGTACACCTTGTACACCCTGTACGCCTTGAACACCTTGTAACCCTTGTAGGCCTTGAATACCTTGGCTGGTCATCTGGTTCCAATATGTAGTATTGGTTAAGCTTGGGCGTTGATTAGTAAATGTTCCACTGGCAAACGGATACACTGCAATCCAGCTTTGTCCGTTTTCATATACAACATCATTTTGTGTATAAGCTGTTACTGCACTCCAAGTGCCTTTCCAGCTAATACTTAAACCTTGAATACCCTGTACACCTTGAATACCCTGTACGCCTTGGATACCCTGTACACCCTGTACACCTTGTACGCCTTGGATACCCTGTACACCTTGAATACCCTGTACACCTTGAATACCCTGTACACCTTGGATACCCTGTACACCTTGGGAGACCAACATATTCCAAAACGCATTATTAGAACCAACTGTTGGCGCATTATTTAAATTGTTTGTAACAATTGAAATATATGATCCGCCTCTGTAGAAAACAACGTCATTTAAGTTATATGTGGTTGCACTAGTCCAAGTACCTTGGAAATTAATACTAAATCCTTGAATACCCTGCTGACCCTGTATGCCTTGTACACCCTGTATACCCTGTACACCCTGTATACCCTGCACACCTTGTATACCCTGCACACCTTGTATACCCTGCACACCTTGTATACCCTGCACACCTTGTATGCCTTGGATACCTTGGCTATCCATTCTATTCCAATATGTAGTATTACTTACACTTGGACGTTGATTGGTAAAGGTTCCGCTTGCAAATGGATAAACTGCAATCCAGCTATTACCATTTTCAAATACCACATCGTTTTGTGTATAAGCTGTTACTGCACTCCAAGTGCCTTTCCATACTAAGCTAAGTCCTTGAATACCTTGTACACCTTGTACACCTTGAATACCTTGTACACCTTGAATACCCTGTACACCCTGGATACCTTGTACGCCTTGGATACCCTGTACACCTTGGATGCCTTGTACACCTTGGATGCCTTGGATACCCTGATTGGTCATTATGTTCCAATACGTAGTATTAGCTAAACTTGGACGTTGATTTGTAAATGTTCCACTTGAGGAGGGGTAAACTGCAATCCAGCTTTGTCCATTTTCATACACAATGTCGTTTTGTGTATAGGCGGTAGCACTACTCCAAGTGCCTTTCCATACTAAGCTAAATCCTTGAATACCTTGAATACCTTGTACACCTTGTACACCTTGGATGCCTTGTACTCCCTGTATACCCTGTACACCTTGAATACCCTGTACACCTTGAATACCCTGTACACCTTGAATACCCTGTACACCTTGAATACCCTGTACACCTTGAATACCTTGTACGCCTTGAATACCTTGTACACCTTGGATACCCTGTACACCTTGTACACCTTGAATACCTTGACTGGTCATCACGTTCCAGTTAGCAGTATTAGTTGCACTTGGTCTAGAATTTAAACTAATTGCTACTGCAATCCAGCTTTGGCCATTTTCAAATACTACATCGTTTACGGCATAAGTTGTAGCACTACTCCATGTACCTCTCCAAACAATACTAAATCCTTGAATACCCTGCTGACCTTGAATACCCTGTACACCCTGTATACCTTGTACACCCTGTATACCTTGTACACCTTGGATACCCTGTACACCTTGAATACCCTGTACACCTTGGATACCTTGTACACCCTGTATACCCTGTACACCCTGTATACCTTGACCACCTTGGATACCCTGTACACCCTGTATACCTTGTACTCCTTGGATACCCTGTACGCCTTGGATGCCCTGTACACCCTGAATACCTTGACCACCTTGGATACCCTGTACGCCTTGGATGCCCTGTACACCCTGAATACCCTGTACACCTTGGATACCTTGACCACCTTGGATACCCTGTACGCCTTGGATGCCCTGTACACCTTGGATACCCTGTACACCTTGAATGCCTTGACCACCTTGAATACCCTGTACACCTTGAATACCCTGTACACCTTGAATACCCTGTACACCTTGGATACCTTGTACACCTTGACGTCCTTGAATACCTTGTACGCCTTGTATACCTTGTACGCCTTGTATACCTTGTACGCCTTGTATACCTTGAGCAGCAATGATACTCCAATATACGAACGCCCAAGTTGCAGTACTAATTCCAGGTTCAGTATTTGGTGCTGAGTTTGTATTAACTACTAATGCTCTCCAAGTACCAAGATAACCAAGAGGACTTGTATAAGTGACTACTTCATTGATCTGATAAGTTGTACTGGAAACCCAATAGCCTTTTGCAACTGGATAAGCTACTGGAGTAATATTAAAGTTACGATTGGATGCCGAGGCTGGAGTAACATTTGGATCGCCATAGTTAGATGTATAAGAACTACCATTGTAATAAACAGAATCATTTCTTATATAATAATAAGCAGGATCCCAATTACCTAAGAATGTAAAACCCTCACCCTTAGTACCTTGAATACCTTGTACACCTTGTACACCTTGAATACCCTGTACACCTTGAATACCTTGTACACCCTGAATGCCTTGAACGCCTTGAATACCTTGTACACCCTGTATACCCTGTACACCTTGTATGCCCTGTACACCCTGTATACCTTGACCACCTTGGATACCCTGTACACCCTGTATACCTTGTACCCCCTGTATACCCTGTACGCCTTGGATGCCCTGTACACCTTGAATACCCTGTACACCTTGAATACCCTGTACACCTTGAATACCCTGTACACCTTGTAGGCCTTGGATACCCTGATTAGTCATTATGTTCCAATTAGGGTTGGTTATAGTCGGAGGTGAACCAGTACTAGTTGCCACTGCAATCCAGCTTCCACCATTATAATAAACTACATCATTGGCATTATAGGTTGTGGCATTATTATATGCACCTTTCCAATTAATACTAAACCCTTGAATACCCTGTACACCCTGTATACCCTGTACGCCTTGTACACCTTGAATACCCTGTACACCCTGTATACCCTGTACGCCTTGAATACCCTGTACGCCCTGTATACCCTGTACGCCCTGTATACCCTGTACGCCTTGAATACCTTGACCGCCTTGAATACCTTGTACACCCTGTATACCCTGTACACCTTGGATACCCTGTACACCTTGTAGGCCTTGGATACCCTGATTGGTCATTATGTTCCAATATGTAGTATTAGCTAAACTTGGTCTCTGGTTTGTAAATGTTCCGTTTGCGGAAGGATATACTGCGATCCAACTTTGACCATTTTCATACACAATGTCGTTTTGTGTATAGGCAACAATACTACTCCAAGTACCTTTCCATACCAAGCTAAATCCTTGGATACCCTGTATACCTTGGGTGCCTTGTACACCCTGTATACCTTGTACACCCTGTATACCTTGTACACCTTGTGTACCTTGTACACCTTGTATGCCCTGTACACCTTGGATACCTTGTACACCTTGGGTGCCTTGCACACCTTGAATACCTTGTACACCTTGAATGCCTTGTACACCTTGAATGCCTTGTACACCTTGAATACCTTGTACACCTTGAATACCTTGTACACCTTGGGTGCCCTGTACACCTTGAATACCTTGTACACCTTGAATGCCTTGAACACCCTGAATGCCTTGTCCACCTTGGATTCCTTGAATACCCTGAATGCCTTGTCCACCTTGGATACCTTGTACGCCTTGAATTCCCTGTACACCCTGAATACCTTGTCCACCTTGGATACCCTGTACACCTTGTACACCCTGTACACCCTGTACACCCTGTACACCCTGTACACCTTGGATACCTTGACCGCCTTGGATACCTTGTACACCCTGTATACCCTGTACACCCTGTATACCTTGAATACCTTGCCATCCCTGTACACCTTGGATACCTTGTACACCTTGGATACCCTGTACACCCTGTATACCTTGAATACCTTGCCATCCCTGTACACCTTGAATACCCTGTACACCTTGGATACCTTGTACGCCTTGAATTCCCTGTACACCCTGAATACCTTGTCCACCTTGGATACCCTGTACACCTTGAATACCCTGTACACCTTGAATACCCTGTACACCTTGTACACCTTGAATACCTTGCCATCCCTGTACACCCTGGACACCTTGTACACCTTGAATACCCTGTACGCCTTGGACACCTTGAACGCCTTGTACACCTTGGACACCCTGTACACCCTGTACACCCTGTACGCCCTGTACACCTTGACTTGCTAAAGCGGCCCAATATATCGAATCATAGCTAGGAATATTTCCTATATTATTATCATTTAAAGAAATCCAGCTGGCTCCGTTATAACTAACAGAATCATTTCTACTATAATCAGTTGTTGAGTTCCAAGATCCTCTCCATACTAATCCAGATCCTTGAATACCCTGTACACCTTGTACGCCTTGGACACCTTGAACACCTTGAACACCTTGGACACCTTGTAAGCCCTGTACACCCTGAATACCTTGTCCACCTTGGATACCTTGGATACCTTGTATGCCCTGTACACCTTGGATACCTTGGACACCTTGAATACCTTGACCGCCTTGGATACCCTGTACACCCTGTATACCTTGTACACCTTGAATACCTTGTACACCTTGGATGCCTTGTACACCCTGAATACCTTGACCGCCTTGAATACCTTGTACACCCTGTATGCCTTGAACACCTTGTATGCCTTGTACGCCTTGCACACCTTGCACACCTTGCACACCTTGCACACCTTGTACACCTTGTTGTGCTACGTAATCCCACCAAACTCCAATATTGGATAATAAATCTGGTTGATTTCCAATGTTAAAATCTTGTATGCTAACAAAGCTAGCACCATTATAATATACAGCTTGATTTATTCCATAATTAGTTGTGGAATTCCAAGGCCCTAACCATCTAAATCCAACACCTTGAATACCTTGTACGCCTTGGACACC